TTTCCCATAAGGTTTTCGTTTATTGCTTGTTCGTTGGCAAGTACATCGTAATGAAACTGCCATTTTATTTCGTAATATGATAAGGATTTCTTTGAGAAACAAAATTGAATGATTTCTCTTTCAAAATGTTCAGCATTTCCAGCCTTTACTTCTGATTTAATCCACTCGTTTGATGAATAGTACTTTTCCCAATCGGATGCTTTCTTCACAACCCTTCTACGAGTCTTTCCTTTAAGGGGTTTTAATCTACGAGTTTGAGTGAGTTGTTTTTTACCTATATAGAACCTACCAGTTGGGATATGTACCATTTTATAGACAAACCCAACCGCACCTTCGGGTGTGTTTTCTTCCGTAACTATATTTCCATTAAATTTCCAGCTCACTTATTTGTTTTTTGCAGTATTAACCGAATCAAAGTATTTTTTTGATGGATTAAATCCTCCAGTTTTATTTCCTAAGTTTCCACCTCTTGGTTTAGATAAATCACTTTTCATTAAATCTTTTGAGTTTTGAAAAGGAAATTCTACGCCAATTGGAGTTTTATCAATACCTTTTGTATTGGCTTGAGAATCTTTAGGCTTTTTACTTAATAATATTTCTACTAATTTAGACATTTGTTTGTTATTTAAATATAAATATAAGCGTAACTTGGTTTAAGTATCAAAACGTATTATAAAATTAACAGGATAATCAGGCAAAGATTTAATTGGTTGTGGTAATTTAGCCACAGCAACCATATTCAAATCATCATCGTATAATCCAATTGTTGTTATATATGGTGCCAAATATGAACCAGTTCTATCCAGTGATGAACTATATTCATAATCAGCAAATCCAGCTGTTTTTGTCGGGTCTAATGAAGAAGTGATTGTATGTAATTTTATTTTACCATAATCAGACCCATTAAAATCAACCGCAGATGGGTTTTGTGATACATTAAATTCATTCTCTAAAACTGAAATAAAAATTTCATTTTCATATATCGTTTTTGTAGAACGATAGTTTAATGTAAATTGATTTAAAACAGAACCACTAATCACATCTTTTGTTACAACAACCAATCCTCTATCATAAAATATATTACCTTTTATATTACTACCAGAATCTAATAAATTAGAGTATCCATCATCTCTATATGTTCTACTCAATGTTTCATCTTCTAAAATAACTGTACCTACCTTTATACCTTCCCCATAATAACGTTGCGGAATTGAGATTATAGCCATTTCGTTTTCTAAAACTCTCTCATTGGTAGATGCATAGGACTTTCGCAAACCAACTTCAAATAAAGCAGATGCTGTTGCGGGGTTTGTGTAAAATTGTGCTTTTATTGATTCATAAATTACTTTTTTATTAAACCCATTGCTTTTAACTTCAGAGTCTAAATCAATAAAAGTATTGTTTGGGTTTTCACCAAAAATAGGAGATATATCATTTTCATCCAAAGTCCACTCTTTGTAAACTTTAATTGGTCTTGTTATTATATCCGATTTAGAAATTTCTTTTAACATCTAAGTTTTGATTTTATATAAATATTCTTTAAATAAAAAACCCCCATTGGGTGGGGGTCTTTCATATTATATTATTTTCTAATTAGAATGATAATTTAACTTTTATTAAAACTTCCTTATCAAAAGATTTTACAATTGGTTGTGATGTTTTAGCCACCGCAATCAATTCGTTTGCATCGTTTAATAAACCTACAGTTGTAATGAATGTTTGTGGGTCAGTTTCAAATGTACCTTCTACAAAGAATCCATTCGCATCAATATACGTTGGGTTGTTAGAATAGTTAAATTCTCTATTCGTTGCTCTTACAAAGAAATGTTGAGTAGAAATGTTTTCAGTTCTACGTGCTTCAAAATCACCACCTCTTTGGATTGCCTGTAATAATCTATATTGATTAAACATTTCGGCTCCAGTTGAATGAGATGGAGTTACACTACCACTTTGAATGATAGCACCATCTTTTGTGTATATTGTTTGGTTTGCAATAGCACCTAATGTAGCACCAATTGCTTCAGCGTTAAGAACAATAATACCTCTATCAGGATAGAATGTACCAAATCCTTGTCCGTTTGATGCAGTTGTTGTATTAATAGTTGCTTCATTTTCAGTTCCTAAATTTAAAGAACCAGAAACAACTTTAAATGTTCTACCACTTAATCCCAAATCATCACCAAACTTCTTACCACTATTATCAATGAATGTGAATGTACCATTACCAGCCGTTAATTTTAATGACCAGTTACCAGCATCCATTTTTTCTCTATATCTACCTCTAGCTACATTGATAATATAAACTGCGTTACAATCTTGTAATGTACCAGCTGAATTTTGGAATGAGAATTTAGTATCAGTTGGGTCTAACAACATTGCTCTATATTGAGCGTAAGTTGCTTTAGTTGCTAAAAGAGCAGAATCATTAACATCCAATGTCATAGAACCACTTCCATGCACATGTCCGTAAGCAATTGCAAATTGTACCTCTGCTGAATCGGAGTATGTTGTTGGATTGTAATCATATACATTAGCGTAATAGTATCCGCTAGTTGCTGTTGTTTGTGCAGATGCAGTAAAGAATTGTGCTAAAGAACCAGAATCACCAGTCCATAAACCAGTAGTTACTACTTCCGTTTTTGCATTAACTTTATCAAAATCACCAAATCTTTTGTAAATACCAGTAGTTACACCACTTGTGTTTGAAGCGATTTGTTGACCAGCTGGTAGTACGCTATTTAAAATAGATACAATTTGGTTTGTATCAACCGTACCAGAGTTTGCTAATGCTGCAATCTGGGCGGTTACGTTAGGGTCATTTATTAGTGCCATTATTTATGTCTTTTTATGCTTTATATGTTACTGTTACAGGTATAGTTTGAGAACCTCCAGTTTCGTTTCCATAAACTGTCAATGTAGTTGCTACATCGATTGTTAAGTTTGGATTTGGAGTAAATCTAAATTCTAAACCACTTACTACCTGTGCAGTTGTTGTTATTTCTTCTCCTAAGAATACAGGAACACTACCTACTGCAGTTGCTCCTCTAGTCACAGTCAATGTACCAGCTCTTTGGTCGGTTAATACCACAGTGTATCCTGCGTTTGCGTTTCCAGCAGGAGAAGTTGTTGGTGTTAATCCAACACCACCTTCTAACTGATTTACAGCTATTGAAGGTACACCCAATCTTACAGTTGGGATTTGTGTAGTTCCTTTTGGTAAAGTTACTAATTTATATCTTAATACTTGTGTTTCATCGGGAGATGCTTCCGTAATAGGAATAGCTCTGATTGCTGAATCATAGTATGCAGAACCCTTTGGATGTGCTGGTTCGTATAATGTATAATCAATCTCATCATCACCCAAAGCGAACTTTGAAATGTTCAATGATTGACCAGATGCTAATTTTTGTCTTCCTTTTTTGGTAAGAATTGCATCTACGGTAATTTCGGTATTATCTAAATATGCCATTTGATATTGTTTTTTAATGCTTTATTTCTAAAATAAATATAACCAATTAATATTTTCAATCTTAATCTACTTCAAGTATTGGTTCACCTGAACCTCTACCAGTTTTAGCAACTCTAAGTATGTTAGGATTAGTTGTAAATGTTTCAACAGGACTCAATCCATCAGGTGTAGTTGCTAAAGTTTGCTGAGAACCTTTCCAGAATGAACGTTGCATTCCCTCACCCAATCCATTTACAAATTTATAGTGAGTTGGAAGGTATCCGTTGATAGGTGTTACCTGCACTACATCGTTTCCAATGGATATACTTCCACTAAAAGGTAGTAATGATACATAGTACTTATCTTCAAATGTGGTTGTTGTACTATATTTAACAGGACCAGATGTTGTTGCTGGGTATCCACCTGTTTGTACTTTCTTCTTTTTAGATTTAGTTTCTTTTACTAAAAATGCACTAACTCTACTTCCAGTAGTTTCAAGGTTTCCAAACACACCATCAATAGTTCTATATACGGAGTTACCACGCTTTGCATATAATCCATAACCCAAATTAGCTAATGAATTTTTATCCATTCCAATTTGTGTTGATGAGAATGAATCTACTTCTCCATATAAACTTTCTCCAGTAGGGCATTCTATATTAACAGAACCTTGTGCTGGATATGTTGGATATTCGGTATCTAATATATCTACAAAATTATAATCAATGGTAGAATCATATGTTGGGTTTGTACTTTCTAAAATAACTCCATTATTAGCATCAACGACACCATCGTAATTATTTAAATTACTTTCTAATGTTGCTATCTCTTGTGCATTTAACTCACCTTCATTATAATTGTATTCAGAATCAATTGAAACATCATCGAATGTAGTAATTGTAGTATCAAAGTCATTTCTTTCAGATTGCGGCTTTGTCCATTTTACTTTACTTCTTTCCAAGTAGTGAGGTTCTATCAATAACCCTTTAGATACTTTTGCTCTAGCAGGTGCTAAATCATCAAGTACATCAAAAAGAGATTTATCTATATGTCTTACTAACTGAATGTATTCATATATGTTTCTATCCAGTCTTTCAAAATAATAATTTCTTAAAACTCCCAATTCTCTATACGAATCTTTATATTCATCCGATGGGTCTCCAATATAGTTATCAATATTAAAGTCACCAAATGCTTTTAAGATATCCATATTCAACTCCTTAATCGGAGAGAAGAATAATCCTAAACGATTTGAATCTATTGGAGCTCTATCAAATGATTTTTTAGTTGCTCTTGTTTTATGAGAAAGATTTGTTACTAAAGATGAGGATTCAAATCGAATCTTATTTGAAACATTGAAGCCTAACGATGGAACAGTAGCTGTTACAGTTCTATCGTATGGTGTATATTGATATGGGTATGCTGATGCCGAGTACATATTACTTGCCGATGCAAATGGTTCAGCATAGCTTTCATTAATAGCAACATTCTTAATAAATGAATCTTTAGTTCTATCTTTTGGATACTCAAAATCCAAACGGAATAATAAATCCGATGTTGATGCTGTATATGAGTTTCCGTTAATTGCATCAGGGAATAAACTATGATTTTCAAATTTACTTCTTTGTAGTGGTACAGTCCATAAACGAACTTCATCTACATTACCAGAAAATCCATTTCCCCCAATTTGTAATGATGACCCAGTTTCCCATTGATTATCAGATGTCAATAAAGACATACTAACAAATGTATTTATTCTAATACCATCGGATGATGCCATCCATATTTCATATTGTGATTGTGAACCACCATAATTATATCTGTTGATAGCTATGTTTGTATAATTTTCCAATGATAATGGAATATTAATACTACCTGTTTTATATTCAGGACCAAATACATATTCTTCACTTGTTACATCAATATAAGGAGTACCAACACCAGTAGTCATAAAATAACTACTTTCACCAACATCTCCTCCAAAGTTTAATTCTAACGAAACAAATGAACCAGTTGTTCTAACAAAATCAACTTTCCACTCACTACCAGAAATTAAAGTATATGATGGATTTGGTAATTCATCAGGCTTTACTCTAAATTCAATACACGCTGGATAGTTTCCAGTTGTTGGTGCTACTTTCCAAGGTACTTTAATATTTGAACTACCATTTCCATTTAAGCTACCTGACAAATGGATTGCTGCGGTTCTATCATCAAATGTAAATTTAGTAGTTGCATCTTTTGTTGGGTCTTGAGGTCCACCAAATTCCATTATGGTCAACATAGATTGTGGTACACCATAACAAGCCATAATAGCTTTCATAGCCCTACCAGTTCCTTTATGTTTTAAAATATATGGGAGGTTGTTTAGTATTCTTCTCCAAACTTGGTTGTTTGCTTCTTCCAATGGCATAGAATACATTTGATAACCTTCTCTATTAGTACCATACACATGCTCCCAAAGGAAATTTGAATTAAATGCTCGCTTTGTATCCCACCCAAACGATTCCAATACAGGCCCAACAATAGTATCTATTATATTTTTTGATTGTAATTCTCCTAACTTTTTACTATCTCTAAGAGATGTTATATAAGTCCAAATTATATCAAAATGTTGACCTATCATATCCAAAAATACAATAAAATCATTATTATCATAATCTTCTTGTATAAACAACGGTAGATTATTTACTAAATAATTTGTATTGTATTTATCATAATATTCGGATGATGCTATGATTGTATTATACCAAATTTTTGCTTCTTCTGTTGTTGTTAGATAATTTACTTTTCTGGTAATTCCATCTGAAAATGTATTATTAAACTTTGGATATGCTAAGTTGTTGGTAGATGTATATAAAAATCTTTCAAAGCCATCAAAGTTTTGAATTAGATTATTTATTTTATTTAATAACGTACCCGATTCATCAATTGAGTATTGACTATATTGTATAGCCGTTTCAAATTGCATATCTAGTGAATCTTCCGTATTTAATATTTCATTACCTTCTATTTCAGGTGTAAAAATTCCCAATGAATCTTCCGTCAATACATACCCAACATTAAAAGTTTGTTCTGAAAGTAATTGATACTCTTGTATATATTTTTCAAGTATTCCAAGCTTGTAAACGAAATTATTTACTCTTTCTTCAGCCGAACCAAAGTTTATATAATTACTCCAAGCATATTCAGAACCACTAACATATTCTATATTTAATTTACTGGTATCTATACCCTTTGATTGTGCATATTTATTAACCAATAAATTGGATGAATATGAACCACTTGATATTAACTCATCAAAAACTTGGTATCCGATTCCATTATCAACATCTAAAGAAAAATTAGGTCCTTTTAGCGGTGGACACGTTTCAAATGTATCACCAGTTAATTGTATAGTATCAATTATTGGATTTGCTAAAATTTTAGAAATCCAAACTTGTTGATTTGTTTGTATTGATGTTGGTAAAGGTTCGTATAATTTTACAATTAAAGAATTTTGACTACCAGTCCAAGTTGTAATTAATTTGTTATCACCTTCCCCAAAATGCAATAGATGACTTAAGTATTTGGTAGTTTTTTCACGTAATAAACTTCTATCAAATTGATTAATAAATCCTTCAGCTATTCTATTAATAGCTACATTTCTTGGAATTGTATAATTACTTTTTACAAATTTAATTGTAATAAATTCCTCTTTACCACTAATAGTTTCAATACCACTAATATTATATGGTATTAATTTTAAATTAAATACAATGTTATTTACATCCTCAGCTACATTATCTCCAGCTAATTCTAATAATTTTTTTACATTTAAGGATACATTTCCACTAGATTGTAGTTGTGTGAAATTAGTTCCGTTGTATAATCTAACGTAATCAGTATTTACTGAATCGTATGCTATTTGAAAATTAACATCAGTTCCTGCAAAATCCGGCCCAAATAATTCAGATGGATATGATATATTTCTTATATCAGGAGTACCAACATAAACTTCATTAACTACATTCAATACAAATTCAATAGGATTACCATCAATAGAGGTTGGTGCTGATAATAAGGATGCTCCTGTTTTTTTTGTAGTAGATGGTATTAATACAACTCTATAATTTCCTATCTTAGTGATAGCAGATGCTGGTATTGTTACGAAAAAACCAGAAGGTCTATCAGACTTATCTAAATCTGTGTATTTGTAAACACCATCACCTACATAAATGGCCACATCAGATACTACGCTATTTTTAAATATACCAATAGGAATATCTGATTTATCGTTTATGTTATATTTTTTAACACTTTCGGGATTTGAAAATTGAATGGATGGTAATACTCGTCTTGTTGGTGCTTCTTCGGTAGTTATTGATATTGTTAAGTCTGTATTTGCTTCAAACGTTAAAAACACACTGTTAGCTCCTTGAGCTAATGCTAACGCTGAATTATCTGCCGATGGCAAAAATTCTGCTGGAGCAGCTCCTGCAAATTCTCCACCATACGTTACTATTGCTTTTGATATTATATAGTTTGTTAAATCTGCAGATGAAATTGTTATATCAGTTCCACTTTTTTCGGTATATGTATATACTTTTTGAATTGTTAATGTATCAGATGTTGTTCCGTTTGAGTACAAAACAGAATCAGCAACTCCATTTATTTCAATTTTAATACTGACATTTTTCTCCAATGTTGGATTTTCTATAATAGTATTTGATTTTTCTAAATTAAAATCAATATCAATTATTTGATTAGATGCATTGTATGGAAAATTTTGTATCACATCATCCTTATAGTATTCAACTATTATTTCAAATGGTGGAGTATTTGTGTATATAGGTTCATTGTTACCAACCAATGGTTCATTATAATTTGGTAATAATCTAGTTTGATAATTTACTAAACTATCAGCCAAATTTATATTAAAGTTTAAATTACTAAAATTAAAATTTAAATTTGGTACTGCTCTAAAAACATACTTTTCATTTGATTTAAATCCAAGCTTATCTAATGTGATAACCTTGCTTCCAAATTTTAACAACTCACTTAATGATATATCTAACTTATCAGTTGTTGTTTTAAATGTATTTTCAGCGTTTACATATATTTGAGCAGATTCGTTTGATTTAATATTTATTATTAAATTACTATTTGCATTTATAGTACCATAGGCATTTGGGTTAGTTGTAATAGGAATTATTACATCATTGGGAGTAGATACCACCCCACCACCACCACCTCCGCCAAAAGACACAGATGAATCACTAATACCATTAAGTACGCCGATGGGTGTTCTTCCATCAAATGAGAAATCATCTCCTAATATTCCATAATTTGCTTCTGCCATTACTTAATAAGTATTTTATTGTATATTTTGTCTTTGATTCCTATTTCTATCATAAATTTCATCTCTCTCTCTACCCAATCCACCACCACTTTCAATTTCAGTAAAGCCACCTCCACCACTACCGCCACCAATAGGGGTTTCTATTATAACAGGTAGTTCATTACGTCTATCATCAACAGGTTGCTCTATTGTTATCACTTCACCAGTTGTTGGATTTTCTCTTTCAACAGGAAAAACAACAACAGGATCCGGAGATATTATACCAGGATCTGCTTTTATTTTTTTAATAAAAGTTAATTTCTTTTCATCTTGTTTAGGTTTTTCAATTGTTACAATTTTTAATTCAGGTACTTTTGTATCAATTTGTATATCGGATGATTTAGATTGTAATATAGTTGGTGCAGTATCTAAACTTTCAATTCTTGAATTTACAGAAGTAACACTTAATTGCTCGTCTTTTTGAGTTAAATAAAAATTAATAGAATTAACAATTAATTCGGATAACCTTCTTATAATAGTATTTTCTGCCAATTGTAATCTAGGAGATGTTCTTCTTGGTTTTCCATAATTAAGGTCTTTGATATCAGATATTCTATTAGTAAATTCATAATATGCAGATTCTACAAACTTTTTATGGACAGCTACGCTAAATGAGTCAAAATTAGAAATTTTATATTCAGTTTTTAATTTTTCATACCATCCCTGTCCATAAGTATTTTTTATAAAATCATCTATTGTTGATGCGTTTATAGATTCTACTAATTTTAACGCATTGTAAATAATATCACTTCTAAAATCACCATTATTATAAAATATACCAAACCTTTCTTTTATATCTTTTATATTTGGACTTCTTTCCAATGGAAATAATCTAACTTCTGTTCTAGATGGTGATATTTCACTAATCCAAACCTTATCGTCTGGTTTATATGACCCAAGTCTTTTATTTATAAGAGATATTTGAGTTTTGAATAAACCATTTGCATAACCGGCTTCTTTTATTAATCTTTCAACATCTATAAAATATTCAGATGGTAAATTATTTCTAGTCATAGTAGTACCCTCTGCCAATAAAAAATAATCATTTATATTTTGATTAGTAAGAGATATATATCTAACTAAGCCATTATCTTTTTGTGGAAGTTGATTTTCTGAAAAATCATACATAATAAATTCAATAACATCATCCTCACTTAATCCAAAAAAAGACTGTAAATCCCCTTCCTCAAATATTTTTCTATCCTTTGGGTTGATTCGGTAAGCTTTATTTTGTACTACCTCTTTAAAGTTTTTTAATCCAGATGCTGCCATAATTTATTTTTTTATTAACCACTCCAACTAGTTCCAACTTGTTTTTGAATTGCAACTCCTAAAGTTACACTTGATTTTTCAGATTTTACATTCAAACTACCTTTATATGCGGTATCACCTAATAATGTTACACCAGCAGATGGTCTAAAATCATCTATCTTTGATGGAATTGTTTTTACTGTCAATAGTTTAGTTTGTTTTGGTTGTAATGTAAAAGATGGTATCTTTTCAAATGAACCCAATGTTTGTCCCGCTTCTTCAAACGTTATTGTTATAGGTTCTTTTGAGAAATTATAAACTTCAAGATCAGGTCCATTAATCCATTGACCGTTACCATCGTCTTTAGCTCTAGCTCTATAAGTTAAATCACCATATTGAGGTTCTCCCTTTTGAACACTCTTAACAGAGAAATCCATACCCACTTTAGCACCTTCCGCAATCTTAGCTTGTTTACCTTCTAATATTTCTTTGTATTGCTCATTTTGTTCTTTTAATGATTGATTACGAGCAGTTAAAGAAACTCGTTGAATTGCTTCAGCTGTTCCCTTTTGGATTGCGTTTTGTAAATCAACAACTACATTAGATATTTTTACGTTTGCTTGATTTAACTGATTTTCAAATGATGCTACTAATATTTTTTGAGCATCAACATCAACTCTTAAACTTTCAGAAACGATTTCCAGTTCACTAACTTTAGCCGTTAAATCAACCACAATTGTATTAAGTCTAATAACTTCTTCCGTCAAATCTATTACAGATTGAGTTACTTCATTATATACAGGTCTTGGAACATCATCATCTAATGGTGGTGGTTCACTTGGTATTAATTCAAATATTCTAGTATCTACTGATTTTATTAAATCACTTTCGTTATATTTTGGATTTGATAATTTTCCAAATACAACACCATCCCCAGAATTTCCATCACTAAATGTGTATGAATTTTGACTAGTTTTAGACACAACTAAAGAACCACTCTTACTTATACCATCAAGTAAAGTTGCGTTTCTTAATCCGGTTGTTCTTAAATCTGCCATATTAATTATTTGATATAGTAAATGTTATTTTATCATCATAGTATTTTACATCACCATCCATATCAACTTTAAATTCTAATTTATAAACTCTACCAGACTCCCAATTTGAAAGATTCAAATTAATATAGTTTCCATCGGAATCACAACTTACTTTAGAGTATTCACTAAATGGAACTATAATATCATCCGAACCAAAATCTTTAATTTGGTAATATGTTGTTTGTGGTAGGTATTTTACGTCACTATATGCAAATGAATTTGTAAAAGTTTTTACAGGATATAATTCTCTACCCACTACCCTTATTTTTGGAATACTATTTTTCTTATATTCGCTTTTAAATGATTTAACACCAACCTTAATATCATTTGAATTTAGTGCAGATAATGAACCTGTTATAAAAGATTGGTCATCCCAACCTATTCTAATTTTTGGTTGATATATTGTAAATGTTTCTTTACTAAATAATCTTAGTATTCCATAATCTTGCGTATTACTTTCTATATTTTCAGGAAACAATGTTGAGTTAGCAAATTTTAACATCAATCCATCATTTGGAATTCCACCATTCAATGAACCAGTCATCCAAAGTTTAAGCATTGGTTTTACATCCATATCAATGTCACCTCTTTCATAGTTGAAATTTTGAGATGCGCTGTATTGTGTCCACCAAGTACCACCACTACCATCATTTATACTTGCGGTAGTATATGAATTAAAATCATTATCTAACCAATTTAATTTAGTATCACCTTCTCTATAATTCCAAGTTACACCTTTTGTAGTTATTGTATCAAATCTAGTACCTATACCCATTTCCCAACTTCCAGATATTGGATTGGCATAAATTGTATATTCTAATGGGATTTCCTCTGTTTGTGATTCTTTTAATAGTAAACGAGCATCAGTCATACCAATTGTACCATTATACAATGATTGGGATAAGAATCCTACATCAAATTTAAGTAAAGCATGTGATACATCTTTTACGTTTCCGTAATAAACTTTGCTTACTTCTAATATCTCATCAAGCCCAGTATTTTGATTGGGTTGTTGTAGATAAACCGTTGCATCTTTTGATGCTGTTAAAAAATAGTATGCCATTATATTGCCCTCCCTTTTATATCTGAATTAGGAAACTTAACTTCAAAAATTGAAGGGTCCAACGATGGATACACCACTTTATTTTTTGTTGCAGCTTCTATATTATATGAATTTGGAGAATATTCACCCCCACATTTATTTACTATTTTAAGTTTTTTAACAGAAGATACACCTTCAATATTTGAAAGTAATACTTCAACTTCACTTAAATTAATTGTTTGATTAAAAGACCAATTATCTATATTAAAATATCTTTGCAATTCTAATATACATTTGGTAACTGTTTCAGATTTGTTACTATTTCTATTGCAAACTATTTCAAAGTCAACACCAATATTGATAACAAAACCATCTAAAAAGTTTACACCATCAGTTAGTATTTTA